GTGGGAGGGCCGAAGCCCTCCCTGTGGGGGTTAGTTCATCTGGATACGACAGGCTAGTTCTGGCCTGATGGTTTTGTACCCGTAAAGAACGTCGATCCTTGTCGGGAACGTATCAGCACTAATGCTGTAGTCCCGTACAATTCTCATGGATATTCCGTCCATAACTTCTCGTGCTGAGAAATCAACGCCCTGAGGCATGATCAAGTCAGCCGTTGCAAAGCAGAAAGCGTCCTTGTGATACGCAAGGCTCACACCGTAATCGGCGCTTGCAGCTATATCAGTAGACTGGTCGCTTTCGTTTTTATGCAAAGCGGCATTATTGGCAGGCATCGCACTAACATTCTGTTTCGCACCTGAACTATAAAGCGCAGGGGAGAAACTGATTGTAGTGGCAGAAGTCCCGGAGTTCGCCGTGACGGTAAACTCTTTTAACTTCGTGAGCGTTGCCTTGGTCTCAGGATGAACCGCGAACACTGAAGCGAAGTAGAAAATATCGCCTATCAGATACGTTCCAGCGCCGGTATCCGTGGTGATCGAAGTCGATCCCTCGGCTATCGTGCCAGCGTCGTTGACAAGATAGTCGCCTGTACCATCGTCAGTCAATTGTTACACAGCTTTTTTAATTACTGTCTCCGATTTTCATCGGAGTATCGGACTATATCATCATCCCAAAGGGATGTTCTGCGCTCTTGGGCCTTTACCATCCTCTTACGAGGACTCCTTGGCCTAGTCTCTGAACCTTTCTGACATTACTGCCAGACTTGGCTGCTGATTGGCTTATTATTCCTAACTTAGCTTTCCAGCAATTCACAGAATTTACACTTACCGCTTGCACGGCAAAGGGGCAATCTAATGGATAGTTTTACCCGACGTATGCTGCGGCCACATCGAATTTTCCATAATGTTCTGGTATCCGAATGTGTTGGAAGCAACACGGCCTTCCTTGTAGTTTTTGCCTACATTAGTACGGTCGTTATAGAGACCTTTCAGGGCTTCAACCAAGTCAAGGTTGTCCTGAGTCGACAGGTTTAAGCAACGGTTGTCATACGGTGCCAGATTATCAGTCAGCACCTTGGACGCCGTCATTACATCGCTTGACGTAATTGTCGCGCCAACGTCCGTCACGTGGTTGTAGACGTCTTTATACATGGACATTGCGTCGGACTCGATGTTCGCCGCCAGGACTGACATTGCCGGTTCTAATATTCTCGAACCGAAGTCGTCTATATCCAGTGACAAATCGTCACTTGTCCATGTGGTATCGACGCCCTTCTGCGTCGCAACCTGGAGAGTTACGCTCGACTCCACTACGTCTTGTGAAGAGAGTGCCGCCCCGGATCTTACGGTGTATTGATTGGGAAGCCTGATCTTCAGACTGTCGCCGATCTTTGCACCGCTCTTACCAAAAGACGAATCATAAGAACGATTAATTGTCCCTACGAAGTTCAACTTCTGGTGCAGTATACGAAGGGCTTCCCTCGTAACCGCAGTCGGAGTTAAAGTTGTATTAGCCATTTTATCCTCTAGCTATTTGCGCCTCCCGGCGTTTCACCCATTCGTCCACACTTAACCCGTCATGCAGGCCCTTCTGGGCAGTCCTCTTGGGTTTTACCCTTGTGGCTTGCGGGACAGGTTCAGACTTTTTGGGTTTCTTGCCGGTCTGCTTCTGTTGAAGTTCGTCAAATAGTCGGGCCTTATTTAAGATCCCTATTAGAATGGGATCGTAGTTTGTCCCGGCCAGTTGACTCTCGGACAGGCCGCTTTGAATCCCAAAGTCAAAAACAGCCTTTTCGGTTTCCGAACTCCAGTTAGGGACTGACCTCTCTATCTTTGCACGATTTTGCTCAACAACCTTTGCTGTCTCGGTATGCATCTGCTGTTGAGTTTCGGCCTGTAGAGATTGCAGCTTCCCCTGAGCTTGTGTTCTTTGTTCCCGTAACGCACCCATCTGTATTTGCGCCTGTTGCGCGGCATTAGGGTCCTGGGCGGCCCATGTATTCCAGTCCAGATCATTGTATTGAGCCAGTTGCTGGTCAAGTATGCCAAGCTGGGTGTAAGCCTCGGTGTGGGCGGTCTGCAACTGAATAGCTTGCTGGAACCGTTGTCTGTCGGTTTCCAGGTCTTTCCGCTGTTCCGCCATCTCCTGAGTCTTGGTCGTATAATCCTGATTTTTCAGGAATGCTTCTTTTAGTTCCGGGGGTATGTTGTACTCTTGCCCCTCGAACTCGACAGTCTCCAGTTCAGGGGGTAATTCGGTTTGCTCTTCCGAGTCCTCCTCACCCTCTTCTGCTGGTTCCTGTTCAGCCTCTTCCGCTTCTTTTGCTTCAGGGGCTTGGGTTGATTCCTCTTCTTCGGAATCGTCAACGAATCCCTCGTCGGGTTGTTCGTCAGCCATAGTTTACCTCATCGGTTGTGGTTTCGACTCCCTTCAGGGTTGGTCGGTATACCTCCGACTCCCTTCTAGGTTGGTCGAGTTACCCCCGGAAGGGGTAATTGGTGACAGTCCCGTAACTCTGGGCCTGTGCTAAATCTTTCTGTATTTCCGCCTGGGCTTCCATCCTGTCGGTTTCAGCCTCGAACTGATCTATGCCCACCTTCTGCCGATCGAGGTTGAGCTTCTCCTTGTCAATCTGGACCTTGGCGGCGTCTACCTGTTGGTCACCCTCCAGTTTCCTGATGTGGTCTATCGCCATTTGTAACTGCGCTGCCAAAGCGGCTTTCTCCGGATCTTCAGGCTGACCCTGGATCAGCTTCTCCAGTCTCTTGGCTATCTCGTCGGCACCAGGCCAGTCGAGGTGCTTGGCGAATATATCCCCGATTATAGGCGCGGCATCCGGGTATACCCTCAGAAGTTCCATCATCTGGGTGGCGGCTTCTTCGCGTCTTGTCGTAAAGCTCGGCCCGCTTCTCACTACAAGATCATACTTGCCCTTCGTCAGATCGTATATTCTCGCCTTCGGTTGACCCATTTCATCCATCATGGGCTGGCCTTGTTCATCCATCATTGGGATTTGCTGATTGACCTGTACGTTTTCAGCCTTGTCGTCTTCACCCAGAACCCTGACCACTCTCTCGCCCGAATAAACATGAGGAATCAGGTCAAGTATTATCTTCCCGGCGTGTTGAATCGCCTTGTTTAGATTGTCGATAAAGTGAAAGGTCGAGACATCGCTTTCCCTCTGTCTTGCTAAAATAGCACGTCCTGACTGCTCATTCGACCTCGCGCCTAAAGAAGCATCAAACATCCCGACCACGGACTTCATGTCGTCCGAAGCGTTGAGGGCTTCCTGTAAGGCTCCAGCCGGTGGTCCGGCGAATGATTGTCTCTGCGGGGCGACTTGTCCGTCGTACTGCAGGTAAGGATGTGAGTCGGTATTGGCCGTCGCCCACTTGTCGCCGTCCTCGTCGAACGCACCTACCGGCCCAATGAATGGCGCCTTTGGAGCCAGAGCTACCAATTCAGTCGAGGCCGTTCTCCAGTAATTATAGATTCTCTGCGGGTCCTTCGCGTCCCTGATAAGGGATTTAAAGTGCCTCTTTCCCTCGACCCAGCTTTCCTCTCCGTACACTGGAATAATGGGAATATACATCCCCGGCCAGTCAATTTCCTCAAGTACTTCCTGACCGCTTAAAGTATACCTCCTGACCTTCCATGACTTGACCGTCCGCGTATTCTCCACGAATACTTGAGAAACGTCCCAGTAGTCCCTGTTCTTTTCGTAGACCTCTTCGTCTATTACCTCGCCGTTACTCAGGAGAACGATAGGCCGGTCTTCCTCTACCCTTTTCCAGTAGTCTGCAACCCTTACCGATTCCTCCGTTATCCAGTCAAAGTCTTTCTCTGACTCAAAGTCGGCGTCCCAATCCACCTTATCTGCGTCTGGGAATTCCTTCTCGAACTCTGCATGGCTCATCATGTCAGAGACGAAACCTATATTCCAGTCGCTGCTGTCTATCGCCGTGCTTCTAGGATCGCCGTGTATCGTAAACGGATTGGCAATCCTCTTGATTAAAATATCCTGCTCAAAGGAATCATTGAATGTGTAATCCACATCTATGATGAAGTACCCAAACCCTCCAGTGACCGCATCGCTCATGGCCGTATCGTAGGCAGCATCGGCGTTACTCTGCACCTGGATATTCCTCAGGAGTCCATTGAGTATTTCCGCGCACTCCACGTCCGCAGTATCATCCACGGGGAACACCTTAATGCTGGGCGTATTCAACCGGGCGTCATTAGCTACCTGTCTTATGAACGCGGGCATACGATTGATCGTCAGAACGGGTCGGCCTTCCCTGTTCCGCTTGTTACGGTCTGCCTCGTCCCATTGGTCACCCATGCGGGCAAACTTAATATCGCTCTCGGCATTGTCGCGGTTCTCCTCCTCCGCTTCCTGACAGGTCTCGAATGCCTCCTTGGCCTCTTTTACAATGTCATCCATTATCCCATCCACGACCCGCCCGCATTATTGCGGTGGTCTACTTTAGGTTTCTGTCTGTTGAGCTTGGGGAACAACTCAGTAAATGCCCATACCATTGCGTCCACCCTGTCGGGCGAACCGTCGCCCTGATACCCTGCGGAAGTCATCTGGCACATTTGATCCTCCAGCTTATCGAACGTCCCGGCGTGTGATATTCTTCCCAACTGGTACAAAGCCGAGATCGGCTCCGCTCGAACATGCTTTCCCCTTGTAGCCCGCACCTCGATTATCCGTATCCCCGGCCTCACGCTCTCAAGCGTATGCCGAACCATATCTCCGCCTTGATTAACCTCTATCACTATCGCGTCTGCGCTATGCTTGTCGTAGGCCGCTATTGTCTGTTCCGCCCACTGCTTGGGCGAACCATGCCTCGACAGGTCGTCCAGAACGTATCCCTTGCTATCATCGCCAACCCCACAGACTATAATCCCATGTTCATCCGAACCGTCCGTATCACTCACCGCAGGGTCTACAGCTACCACTATCCTGTTCATTAGCGGCGGCTCTTTGGTCCTGCCCGAATGCAGCGTTGCCCGATCCCAGATGGCTCCTATTGCCGTCGGCTCATAGTCACCAAGCCAGATATGTCCGTATCGCTCACGCTTGAACTTCTCGTCGTAAACCCGCTCTGCTTCCAGTTCCTTTGGGAAGAACGGATTGCCCTCATAATTTACCTTTACCACCCCGGCGTTGGGCGGCGGTGTTTCCGACCTGAAAAACTGATCCACAGGGTCTGTTGTATGCCTGGGGTTCCAGCTGAACCATATCTCCGATTTGTCTTTCCTTATCGTCGGTCTGAGAAACTCCAGAGACTTGATCGACAGGGTCTGTGCTTCCTCCACCCAGGCAACGTCCATATCATGTAATGATTTTATGCTCTCGGCGTTGTAGTCCTGCATACCCTGGAATATGACAATACCGCCGCCGGGAGTTTCAATCCCGTCGTGCAATACCCTGAAATCCTTTTCGACTCCAAGGTCTTTAATCTTGTCCTCTACCAGTTTCTTGACTGATTCCCTTAATGTCTTTTGAACCTCCCGAACACATACAATTCTGGTTCCGGGGTTCATCACGCACCTCTCGACGGCAAGCTCCGCAAAGAAATGGCTCTTGCCCGAACCCCTGCCACCCCAGGCACCCTTATAGCGTATAGGCGGGAGCAACCCCTTAAACGCTCTGGGTGTCGCTATCTGTAGGGTCGACAATGATCCGCTCGATCTTGTTCACCGATACATTGGTGTTTATCTGTTGGGTTTCCTTCCAGCCCATTTGTGTCTTGGCCCAAAGGGACGCTGCTGTCATGTTCCCCGACATTGCCGCGTTAAATATTGACCCGCCAAC